TCTAATATGTATTGCATCTTACTTCCTCCCTACTTTTAGTATGTGTATAGGTACTTTGCATTGTTCAGACACATCACCCAAGTATCTAATATCTTTTATCTTTAGGTTGTTGTCTTCTATCATGTCTTTGAAGTCATCAATAGCTGGCCTGTATCTTTGGTCATAAACCTCACCATCAAAACTTACGGTATCTGAAAACATATCTATCTCAGATATAAATATAGAACCATTAAGAGTAAGTCTATCACCTACCTGTTTGTAAAATTCTTTGTGGAACTTCCACTCTCTATCCGAGGGTCTTAGGTCGTTACTTAAATACCCATACTTTGAATGACTGGCTTGTATGTCAAAGTAGTTAGGAGGATTAGAAACTATACAATCAAACTCTATATCCTCCGGTATACCCTTAAACATATCAGATATATATGTTGTAATGTTGTTCGAGCTTTTGATTGTTTCGTTGACTACCTCTATAGCCTCTGGGTTTATGTCCATTAGATGTAGGTTATTACATAGCCCGCTTTCTTTTAACCACAAACCAATCCAGCTTGCCCCACAACCTGCTTCTAATAAGTTATCATAAACTCTGTTCTCTTGGCTAACAACTTTTTCAAATGATGGTGCTAACTCTCTACCACCTCCATCTAAATGTTCTCTGTAGTACACATGGTTACAGAATTCATTAAACTCTTCTGACATTAGTATCTCCTTGGCTCTAAATAAGTTATTGTTCTTTCGTCAAACACTACATCACAACTATACCCTTGTCCAAAGTCTCTGTCAAATAGCATTCTAAATTCTGATATGTTCTCTCTCTCTGGTGGGCAGTCCTCTGACCTATCTCTGCTAATACCGTGTCCGTAGTGCGCCCATTTCTCCATAGCTCTTGAGCCTGTAAACTCATGCGAGTATACCTTTCCGCCTTGTTCGTGCGACTTATTACCTTTTGGCTTAGGGTTTACATGACTGTAGCAGAAGATAGTTATCGGGTACTTTAGCACCAAGTCTGCCATGTCTGTCATAATCTCGTTGAGCTTATCGTTGGCTTCGCTTGATGCGTACCTACTAATTAGTGCTGTCAATGGGTCTAAGATAAAGATATTGATACCGTCTAACAAGTGCATTTCTTCTATAGCTATTCTGATATCATCCCAATCTCTGCTTGCGCTTCGGTCGTAGAATCTAACCTTGCCTTGCATTGTTAGAAGTGTGCTTCTTAACTTATCTGTGTCGTACTCTGCATCTGGTCTGGTGTAGTCTACCTTGTCTCTCTTTCCTGCTAACTTCTTAGCTGTTTTAGCTGGTGAATTTTCTAAGTCAAACATACCCACGTTAACTTCTTCTTGGTACACAAGGTGAGTGACTAGTTGATGCTGGTGGTCAGTCTTTCCTATCTTTGGTGCTGCCCCTACAATATGGATAGTGTTAGGTCTAATTCCAAAGCAAGCCTTGGTAACTGTAGGCCAAGGAAATGATAGCCCCATCTTAGGCTGCTCTAGTGCCTTGTCTATGAAGTCTTCTATGTCCAGCACTTCACCTTGTCTAACTACTGTGCTATCCCACACTGCCTTCTGGTATAGCTCCTTGCCCCTACCTTCTAATAGCATATCGTTAGCATCTTTTAGAGGTAGCTTGGCAACCTTGAAGTTGTTGAACGCTTTTAATATATCCTTTGTTGCTTTCTGTCCTGCCTCGTCACCGTCTAATACTAGTATGACTTCTTTGTATGTGTCCACAAATTCTCTGTTGTTTATTATATCCTTTAGTCCTGTAGTAGCACCCCTAGTTAGGCTAACTACTGAAGGAAGGTAAGACTTAAACTTGGCTGGCGTGTTGTCAATTATAACTTGATAGAGTGCCATTGCATCACACCTACCCTCAGTGATAAACAACTTGTTGCTTCCGTTCTTCCCTGCTAGGTGTTGCCCCCATAAGTCAAGGCTTCCTTTTCTATCCCCTACTCCTTTGAAGCTCTTAGTGTCTACTTCTCTGACTTCAAAGCCTGATACCTTACCTGCCTTGTGGTCAGGGTAGTAATGGTGGGTAATAGTCTTACCGTCCGACTCACTTAGTCCAACCTTGACCCCATAAATCTCAACGACTTCTTTTCTTATGCCTCTATCTGTTAAAGCTAACGCTGGGTTAGTGTCAAACATTTTTGGGTTAAAGTTATTATTTTGTTCTGGCATTACAAATTTTTCCTGTTGGTTGGTGTTAGAAGGAAACAGCGTTGAACAAGCAAAGCAATAACTATCATCTTCTTTATCTTGATAAGTAAAAACTTGATTGCCGTCACTGCTGCCGCATTCTGGGCAAGCTATCTTGTACGCTGCTGTTCCCTGACTGTTCATATTGTCCCCCTTTACCAATGATGAATGACGTTAACTATTATAGCTAACATTGTTATTATTTCCACGACTAGTAATACTAGTTTGAAAGCGTGGGTTGACGTAAAATTAATTAAAAAGTTAAACATTTTTCTAGTCTTCTGAAGACCATCCCAAGTCTGTCACCCTAGACAAAGACTCCGCCTCGTAACTTTCTAAGATACGTACTAATGCCTCGTCTTTGTAGTCTGAAGTATAGCCGTATCCGTACTTAGTCTCCATTGTTTCTAGTGTGTCCTCGTATAATGCTTTTATTTTACTCATGTTATTTAATCCCCTGTTGTTGTATCATTTCTAATTGTATCATAGTTTTGACTGCATTTTTCTCTGTTTCTAACTGCGTTATACTAACATCCCCTTTATCATGCACTCCGAAAGTGTGCCTGTTTTCTAGGTAATCTAGCTGGCTTTCTAACCTTTCCATATTATATGAATTATCATTGTATAGTTGTTTAATAGTCATAGTAACTGTCCTTGCCTTGTTGTATTAAGTCTAGTGCTTTCTCGAAAGAAATTTCTTCATCTTTCATAATATCACTAATACTCTTATTGTTTTTACTGTCTAAGTAAATATTAATAGTATAAGTATAATCGTTATTAGTCATGTTTTTCTTTTCTCTCTTTTTTAGTTTAACAGCTATCAAAAACTTGTCAAGCTTTATTTTATTTATTTTGTACCGTTCCAGTTACATTGCGTATTTTCTTGACTTGTTTCGCCGTACATTATTAAACACCTATCATATTTTGTCGATGGTATTAGGTGCTGTTCGTCTTGTTGGTCAGTGCCTATGACGGCTAGTAAAATTGCTAAAGCTAGTATTATTTGCATGTGTATATATCCTTGTTGGTTGTTGTTGTTGTTAATGTCCGCCGCTTAAAATAATCTCATAAGCATCCTCGACAAAATGATGATCTATCTTGATTGTATCGAAGCACACACCCTCCCGCACTAGACCCGCAATAATCAAGGGCAGGTCTTTCACACTACATATAATTTTTCCCATTTTTATATACTCCGTTGGTTGTTAAAGTCATACTGCAAAACAAGCTAATGGTTAACTTGCTTCACGCTATGCCTTTTATCCGTTTACAAGCTGGTCGATGTACGACTGTTCAACTACTCGCGCTTCATCCCCTTTAGTGTATTTATTAACGTGTCTTGTGGTGGTAGACGAATACCATTGATCCGTCTTAAATGCTCCCTCGTGGTCATACCCAGCTACTGGTGTATCATAACTATATAAGACTGCTGTGCTACCCATATTCAATACGCTCATGTTACTGGCTATTTTAGATCTTTTCATTTTTCATTCTCCGTTGGTTTAATTAAAATTCTTGAACAATAAAGTTTCGATTTAGACTACCCTTAAACAATTCAAGAACTATGGTATTTTCCTCTATTTCTTTCAATGGCATGCCGTATGCCTCTATCAACTCGTCCTCTGTGTACTCTGAAAAAGCACACCGTAAATCTACAGGATCGAATATTACTGATGCGCCTGATGACTCTTCTAATTCTTCTAAATACTCTAAGAGCGCGGTCGCGGCCTCGTGAGACCAGTTAGCGTATTCGTCTTTTTGTAATTCTCTTAGAGCTTGATCTACGTTTATTTTGTCTTCATTATAATCAATCATTTTTTATTCCTTTGGTTGGTTGAAGTGTGTATTGCAAAACCTACTTTACCTAAGTAAGTTTCACAATGCAAACTTATTTTTTATATTCTCTCGGTGTCACTTTGTATACCTGTTCTATTCTGTGCCTACGACCCTCAG